ACAGAAGATATACTGAACTCAAGCATTGTTGTTAGAAACCTCCAAGAGCTTGGAGTTAACTCCATCGAAGCTCTGAGGTATCTCTTCCCGGATAAAACCGATGAAGAGAGAAGCGCAATGTTAAGTGGCTATCCATTCCGAATGGCCCAAGCCACTCAACAAAGTATTGGCTCATTCCTGTCGCTCATCGAGAACATGCGGCAGGTTCCGCATCCGCAAGCACCAGACCTACCTCTGCTTGCTGATCCAAAGCTCGATTTGACGCCATATGTCTACCGAGCTCTCGATTTCTTGAAACGTGAATTGACTTATGCAGGACAGTATTCAGACTCCACAGGCGCCGGCGACCCAACAGCCCTCGATCCCATCCAGCGCGCCCGCGCCGACGCAGGCCTACCAATCAGTGTCGGCCCAGACCGCCCAAGTTTCGAGCCCGACTCCTTCGGTGCAACAACCGGTGGAACAGGCTCCGCAGGCTTACCAACCTCAGGCGGAACCCCAGATCAACCCATGGCAGGAGGCATTCAACCGTCTCAGCGCCAGCCTGAGCGCACAGCAGAGCTCCCAAGCCCAGGTGCCCTCCTACGGGACGACCCAACAGGCTCCGGCAGCCCCAACTCAGTACCAGCAGCCGGCAGCCTCCCCCTCACAAGCGAGCTACAGCAGCGCGCCTTCGACTTCGGGGATGCAGACCTATCTGCCCCAACAAACGCAGGCCTATTCCCAGGGGATTCAGGCACCGGCGCAGAGCTACAGCAACGTCGAGAGTCAACAAAGCAATCCCGCGAGCGACGAGTATCTCGCAAGCGTCAGCGCAGAAAGTCTTGAGGTACTGAACCACTTCGGCGCTGAGGCTCCTGCTCTCCTGAACAGGTACGCCTGCACCGTTGAGGATGCTCTTATCTCCCAGGCAGAGGCAACCGCTGCCCAGATCCAAAAGGTTGAAGAGCTTGTCTCCAATATGGAGGCAGCCAAAGGCGTCATCACCGCAGCTGCAGAAGACAATGCGGCGTATCACACGATGATGACTAACCCTGACCTGCTCTCTGAGTACGTCAACGACTTCTTCGGTCCAGAGGGTCCCTTCCCTGTGGAGACCGCTGAGGATCGTCTAGCTGCTGAAGTTGCCGCTAACGACACACGCTTCCAGCCCCAGCAACAGCAAGCCGCTCCTCAGTTCGAGCGTCCTCAAATGGACATTCCGACCCCAGGTACTCAGGCTTCCGCTGGTTCTGATGACTTCTGGGCGAACTTCTCCGCTATTAGCGAAAAGAACCCCGCTGCCGCTTGGCAGATCTTGAGCCAGGCAGGTCCTGACGCCCTGCGCAGCAAGGTGCTGGTTTCCGAAGGCTGATCTATTCGTGGCCCCAATATTTGGGGCCTTTTTCTATGAATATGCCCCCAATGAATCGCTCTGCGATGACGATGAATGCCGTCGGTAACGATGGGTATCAAGTCAATCAATCCATGCAGCAAATGGCTGCTAGGGATCAGGCCATGGGTCAGGCGCAAGGAGCCCAGATGGTTGCTCAAAACGATAGAGCTATGGATGAACTGCAAAATGCCGCAGCTCAACAAAACTCTGCCGCGAGTGATTTTGCGAATGCTCGTATTGCCGCATTCAAAAACGCCACGATTGGTAATCAGGGTGCTGAGGCCTTGCGGCAGATAGATCCACAAATTTTGCAGGCTTTGGTTGAAAGCCTGTGAGGCTTAAAAATCATTAGTATTTGTGTATCGAATCACTCGATCTGATGCGCTTAGCTGGCGGTAATGACGTCAAATCTGCGTTTTCTGGTCTCTTTAAAGAGGACACAAATACTGGTGATTTGGATAGGTTTATGGAATTGTTTGCGCTTTTGAGATCCAAAGGCATGGGCGATCAAGCTGCAGAGCACTATGCGATGCAAATGCTCAGCGGAAAGGAGCCAGAAGCGCAGCAGTCCATACGGTTTGCAGGAGTTTATGGTGAGCAATCAGACAGCTCTCGACCTGGCTTGTGAGCTGATTGAAAGCTTCGAGGGCGAAGAACACAAGGCTTATTTAGACCCGACGGGCGTCCCGACTATTTGCTCTGGAATCACGAGGTACCCGAGTGGTATTCCCGTGCGTATGGGTGATGTTTGCACAGATGGAGTGTGCAAAGGGTACTTACGCGAATGCCTGAAAACGGAGCATCTGCCAGAGCTTGAGATTTTGCCTGGCTGGGAAACACTTAGCGCAGCAAGGCAAGCAGTGCTGATGAGTTTTGCCTGGAGTGTGGGAGCAAACTTCTACGATGAATTGGGCTTTGAAGATGTCAGCAGAGTCCTGAAAGACGGCGCTATGGACCCCGGCATCTATCGGGACATGCGCAAGGCCCTAAATAAGCATGTCTGTGCTGGGAATCAAAAACTCCTTGGCCTTGTAAGGCGTCGTCGTCATGAAGCTGATGTATGGGACATGGAGCACAACGACGCTATTGAATTCGTAGCAGCACAGGGAACCTTGCTGAAGAAGGCTGCAATTGAAAGCATTTACCTTTCAAATGATGGAAAGCAGGGAATGGATCACGGAGATGTGATCGAAGTTGCCCGCTTAGAAGAGATTCCGTGCAGTAGCCATGCATGGGTCACTCTCAGCGGCTCTGGAGAGCGATGGGCGATCTACTTGCCCCATTGGCTACCCAAGAGCGTCAACGAGTCACTGAAGGCCGTAGAGAGCTCATCAGGAGTCGACTGGAATGACTTCAGCTCATGCGTCGGTATGTACATCACTGTCGGCGAAGTCCTTCAATACGACTCACGTCGCAAGCCTCGACCCGGCAGCAAAGAAGAAAGTGAGCTGCTGAAGCTTTGCGGAGAGTTTGATCGAATCCGAATTGCCTGGGGAGACAGCATTGGCGTGGCAAGTGGCTACAGGCCAGAGCCAATTAATACGCAGGTCGGTGGAGTCAAAGGCTCACTACACGCCAAGGGGATGGCGCTTGACGTCTACCCAACCAATGGCAAGGTCGACAAGTTCTACAAATGGCTGAAGCCTCGTTGGTGTGGCGGCATTGGTGATGGCCGCAAGAGAGGCTTCATCCATATCGACACCAGAGATCAGGGCCATTTCACGTCACGCCCCGAGGTGCGCCCTGCTGCCCAGTGGGACTATTAGTCCCGTTGCCGCCAATCGTCGGTCTTTTCCTGTGAGAACCAGGAAGCGATTTCCTCTACTGAATTAAATCCGTCCACGATGTGATTAGACGGATCGGGGTCACCAAGATCCATTTGATTCATGAAGTCGTCGAGGCTTCCTTCGACCATGTCGGGGTTTGCCGCAACACGCCGAGCCTTCCGAAGCATCTCTGCGGCACTTCGGTTGGCTTTGGCGAGCTTGTTAGCCCAAATCATGTCATCCAGTTGTACTTCCTGGCCGGATGCAATTCGTTGACAGATGAACTCAAGGCGAAGGCGATATTTAGTCGACAGCATGCCTTTTTCTGCAATCTAAAAGGAATTAACGACCCTGGCCGCGTAATTGTTTACGCCCGTGATTTGGCCTGGAATTTGTTCCTTGCCCCTGGCGAGTTTTCTTGCGAGGGGTTTTACCTTTGAAGCCAGTCTTTTTATAAAGCATCAGACGACTTTGATAGCCATTGCGCCGATGTTGAACTGCACGGTGTCACCCTGCTGAACGTCGACGTTTGAAGTCAAAGTGCCAGATGCCAGGAAGTTGCCGCCGGTCTGTGCGTCCCAAATCCCAAAGTGGGTCAGGTTTTGTCCATTGCTGTTCTGTGCATTAGTGGTGATCTGGACAACACCGGTATTGGTGATCTCGAAGCCACCACCAGATGCTGCTCCAACGTTGCTAAATGCAGTACTGGCGACCTGAGTGCGGTTGCTAGATCCTGTAATTGTCGATGAAACATCGTTAGCGGTGCCTGCAGTACCAGGGTCGCCGGTATGAAGCGTGACGAACACATTCGTCGGCGCCGATGGAAATGTTGTGCTCTTAACCCAGCTAAGGATTTTAGTAGCAAAATACTGCGAAAACGCCATGCTGCAGCCGTGTCTACATATCTATTTTGGCAACTCCAGCAGTAACTAATTCCTCACGGACCGTAACCGCCACCCGGAGTTGTAACTGTAAGCGTAGCGCTATTAGATGATGCTCCGGATGCAGTACCTGAGATCCGATATGTATGCTTGAGCCGTCCATGTGGAACCATGGTCCCAAGGATTGTGCCCTGCATAATTGTCAGCGTCAGGGTTGGAGATGCTGTACCACCTGCGTTACCACTAAGTGCCTTGATTTTTTCTTTTGGTGTGACTGTGGCTTCCGGTGTTCCGGTTCCTTCAATCGTGCCAAAGAGTTTGACCAGGGCCAAGCGCAAAGTCGGTGATGCAGTACCACTTGCTGTCCCGAAGAGCTCGCGAGACCGTATGACCTGCAGGGTGATGCTGAAGGGGGCAGATTGCCACTGGCTGCTGGAGACTGTGAAGTAATAAATGCCCTTCGGGAGCTTTCGAAGAATTTCAAGCTCAGGAGTGTTGTGTACTTCGTTGATTTGACCGAAACCTTCGCTGTCCAGAATCACCTGATGGCGATTGGTATCGAGAAGGCCAACAGCGATATCTTTGTCAGTCCTGGTGTTGACGAAGTTTTTGAATATGCGGACATCCGAAGGGTCGGTTGTCTCGACCTTGAAGTACAAGGTGTTGCGACCGGTCTCGGAGCCAATATCCCCTGTGAATATCCTGGTGAGATTTCTTACTGTGCCCAGGTCAGTAGCTGAGGTGAGGCCGCTGTTTTTGTTGTGCTCAGTACGAATGAATGATGGCGCCGAGCTGTTGCTGCCACCTTGAAGACTTTTGAGTCGCTGGATTTCGGGTGACTGCTGGAGTGTCATTAGCACTCATACATACGGCATTCGCTGGCATCAGGATTGGCATCGCAATACTCGAGAAACTTGCGACGCAAACCAGAAGGTTCGGCGTGCAATGAAGCCTTAGGCGGACAATGCCGCTCACAAGCTCCCGTACACTCTTTTTCGCCTGAGTTTGAATGATCCATATAATGTCCTGTGCCTTAAATATGCTATACAAAATTGCAATGCCAGGCGCCGCTGCACGTTGATCAGACGCACAGCGGATCACTTTCCAGTCCAAGGAAACTACAAAAACTTGGACTCCTGGGTTAGGCACCCCTGACGTAGTTCTTCTTCGGGGCTATTCACATCCTAAATCGATATTTGCAAAGTTTGTTCTTCATGGACACATGAATGTGGGGGCGAATTTCGTTAATCAAGTCCTTGATTGCGTAGTGCTTGATGCACACCTCGAAGAATCGTTCTCCGTTCCCGTGGCAGGACGAGTCGAAGCCCATGTCGGTCAGCCATTCGGCAATGGTGACCAGCTCATCACATTTGAACCTGCCGCCGATCTTTCCGTACTTACCGACGAATCGTCCTTGATCAACCCAAAGTGCGGCGACACCCTGGATTCCGCACACATCTAGTGCTTCTCTCGTAATCAATGGTTCGTCGTGGGGGCACCTGAGCTCGTAAACCCGCCACATCCCCTCGCCATGTAGGCGTAATCGCTCTTTGTCGTAGAAGCCATTGGTAGGAACGATGTCCCATACAGCGTCGATGGGTCCGTCATGCAGCTTGCGCAGGCTTCGTAGCTGGTGGTCGAGGTATGTCCTCTGGGTTTCAGGTCTGACAATCTCCAGCCACGGGCGCTTTTTTGCTCCCTTTAGGGCGACCACGCCTTTTCCCAAGGTGAAGCTCAGTGCGCGCGCTACGAATTTTGCTGACATCCCACTGCTCCTCTTGGAATAGGTGAACTCGAGACTTAGGTGCGTAGTTGACCAGGGCCTTACGGACTTTTGTTGCCTGTTCTGCGTCGAATGTGAGGCGTGGCTTGACTCTTTTCTCGTCGATTGTGGATATTGCCCCGGTGAGCACCTCAGCCCAGGACGACATCAGCCGTGCTTCTTGAATTGTGGCGCCGACACGTGCCAATTGAACGGATCCGTCCTTAGAAGCTCGTGATCCTTCGGCCCAACACCAAGCAAGAGCTTTGGCACCTAATAAATCCAGCGATGTTTGCGTAATTTCACGCTCACCATGTGGATATAAGAGGTTATATACAGGCCTCAACTTGTCAGTCGACACTCTGAAGCGCAATGCAGAGGTTGATCTGCCATTTGCCCGTTTCGGAGTCTCATAGTGAACAATATTCGCGTTTGTCGGGATGAAATGGCGGAATTCAGCCACTTTTTCTTCGAGAAACGCAGATTCAGTCGCCCCCGCTGTCAATGTCAGCTGGATATATCCCCCGCCAACAGTGCGATATGGGACAAGACTTCCATCTGCGAGTAATAACCCGAGCAATCCGCGAACGTCAGCGGAATCCAAAAGTTTCGCCCTATAAATTACATCTATAGTAGTTTCATGAGCGCGAAATGCGCGCTCGATCGTTCTTACAGCTTGAGGATCGTCTTCCCATGTGGATTGACAATGATTTTCCGAAGCTGCTAGGTGCTGAGCTCTACCGTCCCCACCCGGGATACATCATTGAGATGGCGGTTGAGCCCGTGGTTGTGCACGATTTCGCTAAACAACCCGGCCAAACTGTTCAGCTTGATCGTTACCGCTTCTGGGGTAATCCTGGTACTAAGGATTCTCGAGAGCGTACCGCTGATCAAACTCTTGGTACTGCATCTAGCCGCAATATCGTTAAAGACAAGGTTCTTGTAAACCTTAAGGAGTACACCGGTCCTGCAGATCCGTCTGACACCGCTGCTCCCTCCACCTTCAAGGTGGCTCGTGAAACCCTGCTGACCGCTCAGCGTCTGCTGCTGGACACCGGAAACCTGAATGTTTTCCACCAGTCCATCGGCTCCCTGACTCTGCTGGACGACTACAGGAGATGGCGAGATCGCGTCTTTGCCGACGAACTGTTCAAAGCTGATGCCAACGGCAAGGCTTCTGACTCCCAGGGCGGTTACTACTTCCCCCTCGGCAAGACCCGCACCGGCACCACCGTTGCAACCTATACCTCCGGTGAGTCCGCCAAGTTCGACGTCAAGACCGACCTGCTGCAGGTGGTCAAGGACATGCGCAAGCGCAACGTCCCCACCTTCGCTGACGGCTACTACCGCTGTATTGCCGATCCCACGGCAATGATGCACCTGCGTCAGAACGACGCCTTCCGTGAGATCGCCCGATATGCGGGCAACGGAATGATGAACCCCCTGCAGCCCGAGCAGGCTCCCAACGCCAACTTCTTCCATGGCATGGGTCCCGCTTACGGCCAGGCTGGTTTCGTCGCCGGTCAGCCCGTGATGCCTACTGGCTTCCTGTTCGAGGGTGTGCGTTGGTTCGAGTCGACCAACCTGCCCGAGAAGTCCTTCACGGCAACCATTACTGATGCCTCCATCTCAGGCGCAGTAACAACTGCTGCCCCAATGCTGTTCTTCGGCCCTCAGGCTGTTGGCGTTGGCATTGGTGGCAACAACGCTCAGATCCTGTTGAACAACAACGACGACTTCAGTCGTTTCATCATCATGATCTGGAGCCTCTTCGCCGGCTTCGAAATCCTGAACAAGGACTTCGTCTCCGTCGCCTATTCCTTCGTCTACTGATAGGAGGTAAATAACTATGGCGAAGAAGATTTTTCCCGGTAACTACGTTGCTCACCTGAGTAGCTACCAGACCCAAGGTGTCGCTGCCATCCCTGGCCGCGTGTATTACCAACAGGTGGGTTATGCACTGGTGGATTCCACCGGTGGCACTTCATTCGACGTGAGGATCGGTAGCCCCGACCTCCGCGGCGATGACAAGCCTCGGGCTGACATTCCAAGCCTGGTCGT